AAAAACAATCAAAATTGGTATAGATAAAGCGGATCGTTCCCCCTATTTCTATGGAAAGTTCTTAGAATGGGGAACTTCTAAAATGCCAGCAGAGCCATTTATAGAACCTGGATTTAATTCTTCAAAAGAAGCGGCAATTCGTGCTATGACAGACATCTTGAAGAATGAAATGAGGTTGAATGTATGATAAATTTACGACCTGAAATCGTGCAAGCTCTTGAAAATAATCAGGAGCTTGTTTTTTTATTGGGTGGAAAACGTGTTTATTATCGTAAAGCTAAAAATGCTGAAGAGTTTCCGCGTATTACGTTTTTTGAACTAGACAATAGACCAGATGGATTTTCGGATAATAAAGAAAGTGAAAGTGAAATCACATTTCAAATCGATATTTGGTCAAAAGGTAGTACAACAGCAATCCATCAAAAAGTGAATGGAATTATGAAAAGTATTGGTTTTTCACGCTATGCGATTGCTGATTTATATGAAGAGGATACACAAATTTTTCATTACGCGATGCGATTCGCAAAAGGAGTGGAGTTATAGATGGCTGGAGAAGTAATTAAAATTAGTTCAACCGTCGGTGTAGATAGCCTTGTTTACGCAAAGTTATTAAAAGATGATGCAACAGGTGTTGACTATAGTGCAGTGAAAGAAATGGAAGGCGCTGTAAAAATTAAAACTTCTAAAAAGGTAGCTTCGGAGATTATGTGGAGCGATAATAAGAAATCAGAAATTGCAGAGTCTGACGGTGAAATTGAGGTTGAAATCGAACTTCGTAGTATTTCGCTTTCAACTAAAGCAGACATTGAAGGATATCCAGAAGTGAAAGATGGCGTATTAGACGAAAAACGTGAGGGTGAAAAGCCCTATCTAGCAATTGGATACCGTTTTTTAAAGGCAAATAATAAGTATCGTTATGTTTGGCTACTTAAAGGAAAGCTTTCACAAGAGGAAGAAGAAGGCGAAACGAAGAAGGATAAGCCTAACTTCCAAACAACGAAACTCAAAGGTTCATTTATTGAGCGTGATTTTGACGATAGGCCTAAATTTACAGCTGATGCTGATGAACCTACATTTACAAAAGCTGTGGGAGATAATTGGTTTAAAAAGGTGTATGAGAAGCCTGTAGTACAATCACCAGCAGGAAAGTAAGGGGGAGCAAAAGCTCTCTCTTTTTTATTAACGAGGAGGAAAAGCCATGAAATTAACACTATTAATCAAGGAAGAAAAGAAAATTTTTCATTTACCGGAGTTTATTCCAGCACGTTTAATTCGTCAAGCACCTGAACTTGCTGATATTCCAAATAATCCAGGTCCTGAGGATATGGATAAAATGGTTCAATATGTAGTAAAAGTTTACGGGGAACAATTTACATTAGATCAATATTGGGACGGTGTGGATGCTCGTAAATTTTTATCCACAACTTCCGATGTAATTAATGCGATCATCAATGAAACTGTGGGAGCGGCTGGTGGCACACCAGGAACTGGAGAAGAAACAAACCCAAACGCGTAGAGGGAGGGGGGCTAACGTTTAGTGAGTTTATGGACGAGCTCTACCTCTCTTTATTACGTCAGGGGTATAAACACCATCATATCGATAACGAAATGGATATCTGGCATTATTTAAGGCTAAACCAAAAATATCGTGAACAAGATCATTCAAATAGTGGAAATCAGAATTTAAATGAAATGGAAGTTCCAGCAGAAAACATTATCTAATAAGGGGGAAGATGATGGCGAATGAAATGAATAATTTAGTCGTTAGGCTGTCCCTTGATAATGTGAATTTTCGTCAAGGTATAGCAAACTCAGGACGTGCGGTTAGGACATTACAGAATGAGCTGAAATCTGTAAGTACAGGAATGGGTGGCTTCGCAAATGCTAGTCAACAAACGCAAGCGAAAATGAATACACTCAGCAGGCTTATTGAAGCGCAAAAAGAAAAAGTTAGAGCTTTGCGACAAGCCTACGATCAAAATAAGGCTAAGTTAGGTGAAAATGATGCAGCAACCCAGCGATATGCTTCGCAAGTGAATAAAGCAGTTGCTGATTTAAATAGATTTGAAAATGAATTAAAGCAAGTAAACCGTCAAGCTGAACAAAAAGGGATGGATAAGTTAAACAACTCTTTAAAATCTCTACAGGCTGAATTTCAGTCTATTACAACAGGCATGGGCGGTTTTTCTAATGCGACAGAACAAACACGAGCTAAAGTAGATGTTTTATCTCGTATGGTAGATAAACAAAAAGAGAAGATCAGGGAACTTCAACAAGCCTATAATCGTGCTAAAACTGAAGAAGGTGAAGCAAGTCAGTCAGCGCAGCGGTACGCCGAACAAATTCACCGGGCAACAGGTGAATTAAATCGATTTGAAAACGAATTACGTCAGTCGAACCATGAATTAGAACAACAAGGAAATCGTTTATTAAACTTCGGTACTCGTATGGAGACGTTAGGTAATCATTTGCAAAATGCTGGTATGCAAATCGGTATGGTGTTTGGCGGAATGACTTATGCAATAGGTCGGGGTTTAAAATCAGCTGTAGAAGAATCCATGAATTTTGAGCAACAAATGGCCAATGTGAAAGCTGTGTCTGGCTCTACTGGAGAAGAAATGAAGAAATTAAGCGAATTAGCTGTCAACATGGGAGAAACAACAAAATACTCTAGTGTTCAAGCAGGACAAGGTATAGAGGAATTAATAAAAGCTGGAGTTAGTTTAACAGATATTATAAATGGTGGGTTAGAAGGTGCTCTTAACTTAGCGACAGCAGGAGAACTAGAATTAGGTGAAGCGGCAGAGATTGCATCCACAGCCTTAAATGCATTTAAAGCAGATCATCTTTCTGTTGCGGATGCAGCAAACATTTTATCTGGAGCGGCTAATGCTTCAGCAACAGATGTACGGGAGTTAAAATACGGTCTTTCAGCTTCATCAGCAGTAGCAGCAGGAGCTGGAATGACATTTAAGGATACAGCTACTACGTTAGCGGTTTTTGCACAAAATGGTTTAAAAGGTTCTGATGCAGGTACTTCTTTAAAAACAATGCTTATGCGATTAAATCCAACAACAAAAGAAGCATATAACCAAATGAGGGATTTAGGGTTAATTACTTATAATGCACAAGCTGGCTATGATTTTCTTGTTAAAAACGGTATACAACCAGCTTCAAGGAGCGTCGGTGATATTGAGCAAGCTTTAGAAGGCTATGTAATGAAAATAGAAGGTGCGAAAAAGTGGAATGACAAGTGTGATACAACATTCCGTGAATTAGCTACAAGTTCAGCGTTCCTATCATCAAAATTCTATGATCAACAAGGACATATTCAAAGCTTAGAAAATATTTCAGGAACACTTCATGAATCAATGAAAGATTTAACAGACCAGCAACGAAGTATGGCTTTGGAAACGTTATTCGGATCGGATGCTGTACGTGGTGCAACGATTCTTTTCAAAGAAGGTGCGAATGGGGTAAACAGCATGTGGGATGCCATGTCAAAAGTGACAGCAGCTGAGGTTGCAGCCACTAAGATTGATACATTAAAGGGACGTCTTACATTACTAGATTCAGCGTTTTCGACAATGAAAAAGACAATTGGTGATGCGCTTGCCCCTGTGGTTAGTGTTTTTGTTGCTGGATTGCAGAAGCTTGTAGATGGATTTAACTCATTACCAGGGCCAGTACAAAAGGCCATTGCAATTACAGGTGGTATTGTTCTTGCACTTACAGCAATAGCAACAGCAATAGGTGTAGTTCTTGCTGCATTCGGGATGATTATGTCAGGAATTGGAGCATTAGCAACAGCATTAGGAATTGCTGGTGGTGCTGCAGGTCTTGCTGGTGCTGCGGTTGGTGTGTTAGGAAGTGCATTGGGAGTGCTTCTTGGACCTGTTGGTTTAATAGCAGCAGCTCTTATTGGAACTGGGGTTGTCGCATATAAAGCATATCAAAAAGCAACTGAAGACAGTATCGCTTCAGTAGATCGTTTTGCTACGAATAATAAGTTAGCACAAGATGAATATCAAAAAGCTTTAGCTAGTTCAGATGCAGCAACAAAAAAATATATGAAACAACAAACCGGAGAAATTAGTTCATCGACTAAAAAAGTTCTTGGCGACTATTTTAAGTTATCCGATGGTATTAGACAAAAGCTAACTGAAATTAAACTGAATCATGAAGTAATGACAACCGAACAAGCTCAAAAACTTGGTCAGCAATACGATCAATTAACTGAGAAAATCATTACGAAAGTTGATGAGCGTAAGCAAAAAGAAACGGAACGATTGAGAAAATTGTTTGCTGATTCATATGTTCTTACGAGTGAAGAGGAAAATAAAAGGCTAGAGTTATTAAATCAAAAATATGAAGATGAGAAAATAAAAGTAGCAGAAAAGAATCAGAAAATAAAAGAGATTAATGATTTAGCGGCATCAGAACATCGAGAAAAGACACATAGTGAGAATGTTGCTATTCAAGCTTTACAAGACGAAATGGATAGAATAGCTGTTCAGCACATGACACAAAATCAGATGGAGCAAAAAGTAATTCTTGAGAATATGCGTGTACAGGCTAGTGAAATATCCGCAAGACAAGCAGCAGAAGTTGTTGAAAATAGTGCTAAAACAAGAGATAAAGTCATTAAAGATGCGGAAAAGACACGTAATGACAAAATAGCAGAAGCCATTAGACAACGCGATGAGATGGGCAGTTTAAATGCACAAGAAGCTGAGGCTGTAATTGCCGAAGCCAAACGTCAGTATGACAGCACTGTTTCAACAGCACGAGATAAGCATAAGGAAATTGTGGGTGAAGCAAAATCCCAAGCTGGGGAACATGCAAATCAAGTTGATTGGGAAACTGGTCAGATAAAATCAAAATATCAAGTAATGAAAGATGATGTCGTTCAAAAGATGAAAGAAACTTGGTCAGGTATAACAAAATGGTGGGAAGAAACAAAAACTTCCGCAAGCAACAAGGTAGAAGAGATAAAAAATACAGTTTCAAGGAAATTTGAAGAAAAGAAAAAAGCTGTCGTTGATAAAATGAAAGAAATAAAGAGCGATATTGAAGATAAGTGGAATACAGTTGAAAAATTCTTCAGCACTATAAATCTACGTTCCATTGGTAAATCCATTATAGAAGGTCTTGAAAAAGGTTTGGATGATGCGACAGATGGTTTATATAGTAAGGCGAAAGGCATTGCTGGAGAGATTAAAAAGACTATTTCTGGAGCACTAGAAATTAACAGTCCATCTAAAGTGATGATTCCAGTTGGTAGCGCAGTTCCAGAAGGTGTTGGCGTTGGTATGGATAAGGGGAAACGATTTGTTGTGGATGCAGCAAAAAATGTAGTTGGAACGGTTAAGAAACAGATGGGGAATATGCCATCTGTTTTTGATTTTGGATTCCAAACCTCGCATTATAGTATCCCACATCATACACTTGGTGATTTCAATGGTTATACGCAACCACAATCACCTTATAACAACGCACCTACAGCAAAAACTATGTTCTCGGATAGATCAGGTAGAGAACAAGAACTGAATGTAACGGTAAATATGACAAACGTTTTAGATGGAAAAGAATTAGCGAACGGAAGTTACGCATATACGACAAAGCTTCAAAATCGTGACCAAAAAAGAAGAGCGGAATTTTAAGGGTGGTGAGCAAGTTGGGGAAACTCGGTTTTACTTTTAATAAAATCAGAAAAGATTATATTCAAATGCTAGTTGGAAGAAAACGCCCTTCCTGGGCTCCAGTTAAAAGAAAATTAGTAAGGGTCCCTCATCGCGCAGGGGCTCTTTTTCTTCATACAGAAACGGAGGAACGTCGTATTGATGTTCCTCTTGTAATTAAGGCAGCAAAAGATATGGCTGATTTACAAAAGGTAAAAGAAGATTTAGCGGATTGGCTATATACAGAGCAACCAGCTGAACTTGTTTTTGATGATGAATTAGATAGGACGTATCTAGCATTAATTGATGGTTCTGTAGACCTGGATGAAATAGTTAATAGAGGTAAAGGGGTTATTACTTTTGTTTGTCCAATGCCATATAAATTAGGAAAACAAAATACTCATTCGTTCTCTCAAAATGGTTCTACTGAAGTCACTGCTTCTTTTGTCAATCAAGGGAATATAGAAGCACCTGCAATTATTGAAATCGAAGCACAGAAACCAAGTACATTTTTAGATGTGTGGTTTGGTGAGTATCCATATAATCGAGATTACTTTAGAATTGGTTATCCTTTGAAAACAGAGCAATTACCCGTTGAAAGAAATCAAAGACTTATATGGGACGAAATGGCTACCACTGTAGGATGGAGTAAAGTCAGTTCAATGGAAGATGGCAATCCAATTGGTGAAATGAAGTCAGATAAATACCAATTTTATTGTTCTGATTTTGGTACTAGTGCGGGGAAAGGGTGGCACGGTGCAGCTGTTAAAAAGAATATACCTGGGGGTCCAGTACAAGATTTTATTATGCAAGCCCATGTTACATGTAAGAGTAAAAAAATTAATGAAATGGGCCGAGTTGAGATAGCGATATTGGATGAAAATAGCAAGGTTCTTTCCAAAATTGCCATGTCTGATGTGTTTTGGCAAGCTGAACAAAACTTTGGGACGATGGTAATTGGATATGATAATAAGCCAGGGAAAACAGGTTTAATTTATGAGAGTGGTGATTATCCGAATACATGGAATCAGTATTTTGGTCGATTGTGGATAGCTAGAACGGGAAATGTATGGGAAGCATATATTTCAAAATTCTTGCCAGGGACAGAGAAGGATGATTCAGAGCGCTTTGCACGGTGGACGGATGAAAAAAACGATCACATGGAAAAAGCAGCACAAATCCAGATTAGTATTATGCAATGGCAAGATGTACCACCAGTAGAAGCAATGACCGTTTCAGATTTGAAATTTTGGAAAGTCAATTTAAATACTCAAAATAATCCACCTTACATTTTTGAAACAGGAGATAAAATTATAATTGATAAAGAAAAAAGTCTTGTAACCATTAACGGAAAAAAAGCCATTAATTTAAAAGATTTTTTCAGTAATTTTCCAACTGTAATACGTGGTGAAAATCGTATTGATATCATGCCACCAGACGTTAAAGCAACTGTTCGTTATAGGGAGAGATACAGATGAGAACACCAAGCGGCATTTTGCATGTTGTGGATTTTAAAACAGATCAAATCGTTGCAGCTATTCAGCCGCAGGACTATTGGGATGATAAAAGGCAGTGGGAAATCAAAAACAATGTTGATATGTTGGATTTTACTGTTTTTGATGGAACAACTCATTCGGCTACGCTACAACAACAAAATCTTGTTTTAAAAGAAGTTCGTGACGGAAGAATTGTACCATATGTTATTAGAGAAACAGAAAAGAATTCAGACAACCGATCCATTACCACATATGCTTCAGGAGCTTGGGTTCAAATTGCTAAGTCAGGTATTATAAAACCGCAAAGAATAGAAGGGGAAACGGTAAACAAATATATTGATATGGCCCTAGTAGGCATGAAATGGAAACGTGGGAAAACGGATTATGCAGGATTCCATACGATGACCATTGATGAATTTATTGATCCACTAACATTTTTAAAGAAAATAGCTTCTTTATTCAAATTAGAAATTCAGTACCGTGTTGAGGTTCAAGGATCACAAATCATTGGATGGTATGTTGATATGATTCAAAGACGTGGTCGAGACACAGGCAAAGAAATAGAGCTCGGGAAAGATTTGATAGGCGTTACACGTATTGAACATTCAAGAGATATTTGTACAGCACTAGTTGGATTTGTGAAAGGTGAAGGCGACAATGTAATTACCATCGAAAGTATCAACAGGGGACTTCCGTATATTGTTGATAATGATGCATTTCAACGATGGAACGAACGTGGTAAGCATAAGTTTGGTTTTTATACGCCAGAAACAGAAGAGTTAAATATGACGCCAGAACGTTTAATGACGTTAATGGAAATAGAATTAAAAAAACGTGTTAATTCTTCCGTTTCGTATGAAGTAGAAGCGCAATCGATTGGACGTATTTTCGGACTAGCACATGAACTCATTAACGAGGGCGATACGATCCGAATTAAAGATACGGGCTTCACACCTAAGTTATACCTGGAAGCACGTGTAATTGCCGGTGATGAATCTTTTACGGATCCTACACAAGATAAATATGTGTTTGGTGATTATCGTGAAATTACGGATCCGAACGAGGAATTACGAAAAATTTACAATCGAATCCTTAGTAAATTCGGTGAAAAACAAGAAATGCTGGATCAGCTAGATAAATTGGTGAAAGAAGCGAATGAAACAGCAAGTAGCGCTAAGAAAGAATCAGAAGCAGCGAAAACACTTGCTGAAAAGGTACAAGAGAATATTAAAAACAATACTGTTGAAATTATAGAAGCTAAGAACCCACCAACAACAGGGCTTAAACCTAATAAAACGCTTTGGCGTGATATGAGTAACGGAAAGCCCGGTATTTTAAAAATATGGACAGGTACAGCTTGGGAATCAGTTGTTCCTGATGTGGAATCAGTTAAGAAAGAAACACTGAATCAGGTGAATAAAGATATTGAGGCTACGAAAACGGAGTTAAATCAAAAGGTTAAAGAAGCACAGAATCAAGCTACAGGACAATTCAACGAAGTGCAGGAAGGTTTACAAGGTGTCAGCCGTACAATTACTAATATCGAAAATAAACAAGGTGAAATCAATAAGAAAGTAACTCAGTTTGAACAGGATTCCAATGGATTTAAAACTTCTATTGAATCGTTAACGAAAAAAGATAATGATATCAGCAATACATTACATACAGTCGAACAAACTGTAGAAGGTACAAAGAAGACTATTTCGGATGTGCAGCAAACAACAAGTGAGCTTAAGCAAAAAACAACTGAAATGAAAGAAGAAGCTGGGAAAATCAGTGAGAAGTTGCAGAGCGTAGAAAAGAAAGTTAATAACGATAAATCTGGTGGACGTAATCTTTTATTAAAATCAAATGTTAAATATGAGAAGACCGATTATTTAATCAATCAATACAATTCTACTGAAAATTTCTCTACAGGTGAGGAATATACCTTTGTAATGAAAGGGAGTGTCCCGCAAGGTCAGAAATTTGGGATTTGGCAGAATGGTGGGTCTAGCAATGTTGGATATGCAACAAGTGTTTACGCGAATGGAATAACGTATGTAACCTTCAAAGCTGTTGCGGCTACAAGTGGAAATGAACGAAAGTTAAGCTTATATAATTATCCGAGTAGTACTACGAAATCTATTGTGGAATGGGTTGCCTTGTATAAAGGGAATAAGCCGCAGGATTGGACAGCACCGCCTGAAGAGCAGGTAACAACGGATGAGTTCACCCAGAAAACAACTGAAATTACAAAAAGTGTGGATGGAATTAAAGAAACAATTACAAAAGTGGAAAATAATCAAAATGGGTTTGATAAACGTGTTGCGACTGTAGAAAAAGATGCAACTACCATTAAACAAAATGTCTC